CGTCGTAGCGAACCCGTATTTTGCGCGGGACCATGCGGAAAGCCGGGACAATCCGCTTACAGTCGTGGCGGCGATCAACATCCGGGAAAGCGGGATAGCGACGCTTGCATCTCGGGGCCATCTCAACGCGGCCCAGGTAGCGGCGGCCGATCGCGTGCGGCAGCTTTGGGAAAAACTGGGCGGGGCAGGAGCTGGAGCGATTGACTACACCCGCGAGCATGTCGATGGAGGGCGCACGAAAGACCCCATCAGCGCCACACAGATGAACGCTGGACGCGAGTTGGCGCGCTGCCGTCAGCTTCTCGGGGTCCGGGTCTATCGCCTCGTGGTGGCCGTCTGTGGGGAGCGGCACGCCATGACTGACCTATTTCCCGTGAAACGCGACCGGCTGACGGCGACCGACAACCTTCGCGCGGGGCTTGATGACCTCGCCAGCATGTGGAATTTGCGGGCGAAGAGGAGATAATTCGTTCCGCAACCGAAACGGTCTTGCGTGCGGTAACCCAAAGGCGTAGACATGACGCATCCTCCAAATCCGCGACCCGGCCGAACTTTGACCGTTCGGTAAAAACCTCAACAGCTTAGGCGAATTTAATGGCCGGTCGCCCGCCGAAGGAGAAATCCTTCGCCAACATGCTCAACATCGCGATCAGCCAGGATGGCAAGAAGCCCGGCACGACGAAGCTGCGCGACATTGCCGAGAAGCTGGTTGAGGCTGCTTTGGACGGCGAAAGCTGGGCAATCCAGATGGTGGCCGATCGAACGGACGGCAAGGTTCCGCAAGCGGTGGTTGGCGACAATGACGGTGACCCGATCAATCTCGTCGCCAAGGTAATCCGCGAAATTGTCCGCCCGAAGCCTAACGATCCCGACCGCTGAGGTATTTGCGCCGCTTCTCGCGCCAGCTCGATACAAAGGCGCACACGGCGGCAGAGGCTCGGGCAAGTCGCATTTCTTCGCTGGCCTGATGATCGAAGACAGCCTGGCTGAGCCGGGACTATCGGGCGAGGGGCTTCGAAGCGTCTGCATCCGCGAGGTTCAGAAGGATCTCACCCAGTCGGCAAAGCTGCTGATCGAGGATAAGCTGGCGGCTTTCAGGTTGGGCGAGGCGGACGGCTTCAAGGTCTTCCGCGACGTGATCGAAACGCCGCGGGACGGGATTATCATCTTCAAGGGCATGCAGGACTACACCGCGGAGTCGGTCAAGTCGCTGGAGAAGTTCAAGCGGGCCTGGTGGGAAGAAGCACAAACCGGCTCGGCTAAATCGCTCGGCATGCTTCGCCCGACAATCCGTGAAGACGGCTCGGAAATCTGGGCTTCATGGAATCCTCGAAGAAAGAAAGACCCGATCGATCTGTTGTTGCGTGGTGTTGCGCTTCCGACCGGCGCCGTCGTCATTCGCGCGAACTGGGCTGACAATCCATGGTTTCCGGGCGTGCTTGAGCAAGAGCGCCAGGATTGCCTTCGCACCGATCCTGACCAATACGGCCACATCTGGGATGGCGATTACGTGACGATTGTCGAAGGCGCATACTTCGCAAGGGATCTGGCGCTCGCCAAGGCACAGGACCGCATCGGACGTGTCGCGGCCGATCCGCTCATGACCTATCGGGCCTTCTGGGATATCGGCGGGACGGGCGCAAAAGCAGACGCTTGTGCGATCTGGATAGCGCAGTTCATCGGCCGTGAAATCAGGGTGCTCGACTATTACGAGGCGCAAGGCCAACCGATCGGCACTCATCTGAACTGGCTCCGCAAGCACGGCTATGAGAACGCGCTGCAAATTCTGCCCCATGACGGCGGGACAAACGACAGGGTTTACGACGTGTCCTACGAAAGCGCGCTCAAGGATGCGCTGTTTGAGGTCGAGGTTATCCCGAACCAGGGCAAGGCCGCTGCCGATATGCGTATCCAGTCAGCTCGTCGGCGCTTTCCAAGTGTTTGGTTCAACGAAGCCACGACGCAAGCCGGCCGCGATGCGCTGGGCTGGTATCACGAGAAGAAATCCGAGGACGAGCGCGACATCGGGCTTGGGCCGGAACACGACTGGGCTTCTCATGGCGCCGATGCCTTCGGGCTGATGTGCGTGGTCTACGAGACGCCGAAGAAGAAGACCGAGGCCGTTGAAGCGAACTACGATTGGGTGGCGTGATGAAACATCCTGCTGATTTCCAGATCATGTTGGACGCTCTCATTGAGATCGCGGCCTATGATGATCACGGCGCCAATGAGACTTTGAAGCGCACAGGCAGCTATAGCTCATTCGATGAGCCTGGCAGTGTTGAGACGGCGCGGAAAGCGCTCTCAAGCATCAAGACGCTTGCCGTTCACTCCAGCGAACGCGCTGCTATCTATGGCTGACCGCATCGACGAAACCGAACTCAAGGCCCTGATCGCCGCGGAAATCGCGTCGGCTGTCGCCTATGATTCGGCGGAGATGCAGGCCAAACGCATTCGGGCGCTGGAATACAGCCGCGGCATCATGCGCGATCTTCCCGCATTGGCGGGCCGTTCGAAGGTTGTCAGCCGCGACTTCGCCGACACGGTGAGCTGGATTGTTCCCGGCATCATGAGGGTGTTCACCGCTTCCGATAAGATGGGCGAGTTCGAGCCGGCCAAGCCCAACGACGAGCCAGGCGCCAAGCAGGCGACGGACTATATCAACTATCTGTTCTGGAAGGAAAACCCCGGTTACCGCATTTTGTGGAACGGCACGCAGGACGCTCTCAATCTCGGCAACGCGATCATCAAGCACTATTGGGACGATTCCGAGGAGTGCGAATACTCGGAAATGTCCGGCATGACGGCCGAGCAGATCGTGCTGCTGTTTGATGAAAACATTGAAGGCCAGAAGCCGCTCGTCGAGATCACGTCGCAGAAGCCGGGCCAGTCGCAGAAAGTTTCGCAGCCCGACCCGCAAACGGGCCAGATGACCGAGATCGATATCCCGACATGGGAGATCAAAGTCAAGCGCGTCACCAGCTTCGGCCGGCTCGTGGTCAAGTGCATTCCGCGCGAAAGGTTCCTCATGGACGCGGACGCGACCGAAATCGAGGATGCGCGCTTCGTCGACCATTTCGATCTGGTGTCCCGCTCGGACGTGATCAAGATGGGGTTTTCCAAGGCGGTCGTGGATGAACTGCCGGCATGGACCAGCACGACCACGTTCCCGGAGGAAAACACCGCCCGCAACGGCGTATCGCTGATCGGCATGGGCGATGTGGGCGACGAGTCCACCCGCCTGATCGAACTGCACGATTGCTACATCAAATGCGATGTGGATGGAGATGGCGAGAGCGAGACTGTCCGGGCCTATTATGCCGGCACAGGAGGCGCTGGGGAGCTTCTCGACTGGGAAGTGTGGGACGATGACGTACCGTTCTCGGACATCCCCTGCGAGCCTGTAGCTCATAGGTGGGACGCGAAGTCGATCTTCGACAATACGGAGGACATCCAGGACATCAAGACGGTCGTGACGCGCGGCCTGCTCGACAACATCTATGCCGTCAATGTTCCGGGGTGGCTCGCCGAAGAAGGGTCAATCACTAATCCCGAGAGCGTCCTGTCGCCCAAGTTCGGCGGCATTACGACTTACAAGAAGAGTTTGAACCCGCCAGTCCCCAAGGCTGTTCCGTTCATCGGCGACAAGGCCTTGCTGGCTCTAGAATACGTCAACCAGATGCTCGAAAAGAGGACGGGCGTTTCACGTGCGACAATGGCGCTGGACCCGGACACGCTGCAGAACCAGACAGCCACGGCGAACCAGAACCAGCGCGACGCGGCCTATTCGAAGATCGAGCTGATCGCCCGCAACATGGCGGAACTGGGGTGGAGACGGGTGTTCCGTCAGATGCTTCGGCTTGTGATCAAGCACCAGGACCGGCCGCGGACCATCCGCTTGAGGGACGAGTGGGTCGAGATCGATCCGCGCCCATGGAACGCCGGCATGGACGTGACGATCAACGTTGGCCTCGGAACAGGCTCGCGCGACCGCGACATGCAGATGCTCAACAACACGCTGCAGATACAGATGGGCTTGTTGGAGCGATACCAGGGCGCGGGGCTGATCGAGCAAGCCTTGGACATGCTGCAGCGCGTGCTCAAGACGGCGCAGAAGCTTGCGGAGTCGGCGGGGTTGAAAAACCCGGAGGATTACTTCCCGACGATAAAGCCCGAAGACCTGCAAAAGATGATGCAGACCATCCAGGAGAAGGCATCGCAGCCGCCGCCCGAGGTCAAGCTGAAGCAGATGGAAATCGAGGCGCAGGGCAAGGCCGACGAGATGAAGATGCAGGTCCAGGCCGGGCTTGAGGGGCAGAAGATACAGGCGTCGGCCCAAGCCGAACAGCAGAAATCACAGGCTCAGGTGACGCGGGAAGCGGCACAGATGCAGGCCGATCTGCAGACCGCTGAAGCCGACCGTCAGAGCCAGATGCAGATCGAGGCGCAAAAGCAGGCATTCGAAGCTGAGAAGTTCGTGGCGACGCAGCAGTTGGAGCGCGAGAAGCTGGCGATGGAAGCACAGCAGAAGGAACTCGACCGCCAGCAGGCATGGGCGCTCGAAAT